GATCTTGTGAATTGGGCAACGGGGAAAGAAAACTTCGAAGATCGGTTTGACAAAGAAGAAGTCACCGAAAAGATTCAGTCTGCGCTTCTTCGGGCGAAAGCCGATAGCGAGGGAACAATCGATATGCTGCGGACGTTTCACGAGCAGGTGAGCGACAACTTGTTTGATGCATCTCAAAACTTTGATTCTGAATGAGCGGCGCAAAAAACCTGTTTGACCATCTTGAAGCGGTAAAAGAAGAAAAAGACCCTGACTATTGGGACCGCCTTGGCCGTGAAGACAAGAAAAAATGGTCAACCTTCATGGTCCGGCGGTTCTTGAGCCAAAGGAAAGAGTATCTCCCAATCCTCAACGAGCTTCAGCCGCTTACCCAACACATGCGGGACAAAGACGTGTACCGCCTGTATTCAGAAATTATTCCGCACGACGACGGCTTCATCAAATACATTTCTTCAAATGAGTCTGATCGTTCGGTTCCAGATTGGGCGATTGACATTTTGAAAGAAGAGTTTCGAGCCTCAGAAGAGGAAGTTCGAGAGTACATCGACATTTGGACTTCTTCAGAAGAAGGCAAAGAAGAAATGATTTCGATTTTCCGGAAGTACGGAATTGAAGGCGACAAGATGAAAAAAATCAAACAAATGCGATGAGCATCTCTGAAAAGAAAAAGCAGGTCAAACGGCTTCAAGAAAAAATTTCTGAAAACGAAGACATTGACCTCACAGGCGAATTTGATGAGCTCGTTGATTACCTTCAAACCCATGGATACAGCATTGTGAAGAAAAAGTACCCGGAAATCGATGAAGACACAATTCAAAAGCACACCGAAGATCTCGCTAAAGCCAACCCTTCACGGACGGTCGGGCAGATCGAAGAAAGCGTCAAAGAAATGAGCAAACGGGCGGCGGTGGACCCGGAAAACATGCTTCACATATGGGAGCTTCAGCTCTCAAATGCTGTAGAGAGATCAAGGGAATCGAAGCGCTCAGAAGATTTTTCAGAGCTTCAAGAATACATAAAGGCAGGACACTCCATCGCAAAACAACTTCAAAACCAGAATGAATGACTTCAGAGAAGAGTACAAACGAAAGAAACGAAATCACGCTCAACGTGAACAGCCGCAAACCCAAGAGCAGAGGCTGAAACAAGAGCTTCGAAAACTTCCGGAAGGCAAAAATCTGAACAACTGGATTTGCCAGCACATTGCAAACCGAATCGGTAATCCAGTCGTTTGGCAATATGCAAATCAAGGGGCGCAAGGAAATCAGATTGAGCTATACAACGGGAAAACAAATGACCAGCTGATCGTCACAGAAATCAACAGACAAGAAATTGCGCAGACTCGGGCGATGGGACAAAGTTGGATTGACCAGCTCATGATGGCAATTGACGGATCGGAAGGAAAGTCCCCGTCACAAATGCACGAGAAGTTTGAAAAAGACATTTCCAGTCGGTATCAAGAGATGATGAGCAAAATCACCAATTCGTAGCACAGCAAACACCAAAAGCAAACGATGGCTACATTTCCACAACAACTTCCAACCGAACGCCTTGAGAAAGAACTTCGCAGTTTTTATAGTGAAGTAAATAAAGAAATCAAAAATAAGCTAGGCGAATACCAGCGGCAAAGCAACGCCGGGGCTTCGGGGGAAAACATGTCTGAAATCCGTTACAACAACCGTCATCTCCAAGATGTCTTTCGGAAGCTTGAACAGGGGCAAGAAAAAGTTCAAATCCAGTGGTACGAGCCGCAAGTCGAGCGGACAAGCCCCCCGAAAGTTTCGATGCAAAAGAGAAGCTTCCAGCTTGAACACAGGTATGGAAAATGGATCAAACACACCCACGACCTCCGTTGAAACCGTTCACGGGGAGTTGATTGAAAACGGCGTTTGGATATCCTGGCGCCGAAACCGAGCTGCTGAAAGCCGAAGATTCGGAAAAGCAGTCGAGATGGAAGACTTGAACATTGTCTGCGTTCCTTATGGCGACAGAGAAGAAAAGAAAAGTACCGGAAGCCTTCCACATGTGTGGGGAATCGGAGAGTTTGAATGGGCGGTTGCGGAAGGCCGGATTCGAGCCGATTCAATTTGGACGCTTGACGAAAAATTAGTCTCTCATGAGCTTGATTACGCCCAAAGTCGGATTGAAGGAAGTTTCAAGGGGTGAGCTCGTTGGATTTGAAAATCACACGGTTGGTTGCGTCCGACCTGAATATGTGGGCAAGCCGAAGTTCTGGAAGCTTGAGCCGCTTCTTTTGAAACACGAAATCGACTATATTGTTAAAAATGTCGTCAGGAATGCAAGAGAGTAGATTTGAAGTGTTTGTTTTTGAAGGCACAGAGCGGAAAACCACTCAAGACGTTGAGAAAGGTGACTTGATTGCGATTGAGAATTCTGCCAACGGATCTTATGACTTTTTTGAGACCGAAAACGTAAACGAACACTCTAAAATTCCTGAACTTTATTTGAACGACCTTCGAAGCGAAAGAAAAGTGAAGTTTGCCGGAATGCGCAGGTGGCACTATCTTCCAACTCTTTTGGCTAGCCACGAGATCCGATACATCGGATGAAATTTCTGAATTGGCCTGTCGATCTTGACCGAATTGAGGTGGGAAAACCGGTGGCTTTTGGCAAGCGCACAATTGCCTGGGTGATAGACAAAAAGACAGTTCCGGATTCGGACACAATCAGTTTGACGAGAGTCAAAGTTCAAGACCGTTCAGGCGAAGAAAGCCCGTGGCTACAAGGCGACACATATGTTTTTGAACTTGAAGAATTGCTTGCCTTTCACGAAATGAAGTACCTCTATCATCAGAAATGAACAAGTGGGTTGTATACATGCTTCGGTGCTCGGATGGTAGCTTGTACACCGGCATCACCACCGATTTGAAGCGAAGGCTTGATGAACACAACAGCGGAAAAGGCGCAAAGTATACAATCTTTCGCACACCTGTTTCACCAGTATACATTGAACTCGGCCACGATCAGTCTTCTGCTTTGAGCCGAGAAGCTAAAATCAAATCGCTTTCGAAAGACGAAAAAGAGTCTCTCGCCGAAAATGCTTAAAAATGCGAAAGTCGGAGAATATATCTTCTTTAAGACGCGCATCGTGGGGAGAAATGGCGGTACGCACAAAGGCAAATCCCTGGTAACTAGTCCGAGAAATGACGAAAGCGAGAAGACAGGCATTCGAGAAAGCAATCTCAATTCCCTCGGTCGAGTCAAAGAAACGATTTGGACAGAAAGTGAGCTCGAGCCCCACGAAGCAGAGTACATGAAACAAAATTCAAAAAAGCGCAACTTTGTATGAACGTCGACGTCATCCATTCGGAGTGCTCCGAAAGGCTTGAAAAGCTTGAACCCGAGAGCTTTGAATCATGTATTTGTGACCCCCCTTATCACTTTGGAAGCGGAAACAGCGGCGGCAAATCTGATGCAGGCTTCATGGGTAAGGAATGGGATAAAAGCGGAATTGCTTTCAACCCAGAGTTTTGGAAAAAAGTTAAACGAGTTTTGAAACCAGGAGCGCATTTGGCAGCGTTTGGGGGGAGCGAGCAATATCACCGGTTGATGCTGGCGATTGAAGATGCTGGTTTTGAGCTGAGAGAGACTATGGATTGGATTCAATGTGAGGGATTCGCCAAGTCTCATGACGTCAGCAAGGCGATTGACAAGTACTTTGGTAAAAAAGATGAACGGGAAAAAGTTGGGGTGAAAGACGGAGCCCGGCGCAAAGACGGTTCTGTGGTGGGCCGAGATTCTTATGAAGGATGGAAGGACAACCCCTCCGAGTGGCAAGAGCGGGGACGCGATCCGTATGAAAGGGCTCCAGCAACCGAAGAAGCGGAAGAGTGGGAAGGCTGGGACACCCAGCTTAAACCCGCAAAAGAGCCAATTGTTATTGCCAGAAAACCATTTGAAGGAACGGTCGCCGAAAATGTTTTGAAGCACTCCACAGGGGCGATGAACATTGACGGTTGTCGAGTTGAAACCGATTGGGAAAACGATCCGAACCAAAGAGGATTCGGCCATGGATTTGTCTCGGGAGAAAATGAAAAAAAGTATGATGAAGAATCAAAGGTATATGGAGACGGCGAATCTTTCGGGTGGGAGCCAAACCAAGGGCGGTGGCCAGCAAACGTGATTTTCGATCCGGCCATGGCCGAGAGGCTCGATGAGCAAAGCGGTCGAGACCTCACGGCGGGGGGAAACGTCAAAGAAAGCAAAAGAGAAGAAAAGACAAATGTATACGGAGAGTACAAAAAAACTTCAAAGCACGAAAGCTACGGAGACGTTGGAGGGGCTAGCCGATATTTCAAAACCATTCGGTACCGCCCGGAAGACAATCCTGGATTTTTCTATTGCCCGAAGCCAAAAAAGAAAGAGCGCAATTTTGGCGCCAAAGAAAACGACCACGTCACGGTCAAGCCCATAGAGCTTATGAGCTACCTTGTGAGGCTTTTGACCCCAGAGCAAGGGGTCATCCTCGACCCTTTTGCTGGATCCGGCACAACGGGCATGAGCGCCGTTCTCGAAGGCGTGAGCGCCGAGCTCATAGAAAAAAATGAGCACTACTGCGAAATCGCTCGTAGTCGAATCAAATACGCCAAAGAAAACTACCAGCGGCTTCGCGAAGAGATTTATGGGAATCCGTCAAACTCAATTACAGATGAGCAAACCGAAGTGAACGATCACAATTTTTGGTAATGGCATTGATTAAATCCCACGAAAGAACGTATACAAACCGAAGAAAAAATTCAAGCAATTTGTCCGTTCGTGGGTATTACCTCTACTCTGATGAAGTCATCAAGCCAAAAGAAGAAGAGAAGAATTTCGCAGTGAGCCCCACGAAATTCGATGAAAAAAACGAAGTTTACATTTGGAAAATATGATTATTCCAATAGAGCATTGAAAAATGGTTATTCAAGGAGATTCAAAAGAAAAGCTTCAAGAGCTTGAAGCCGAAAGCCACCACTCATGCGTCACCGACCCACCCTACGAGTTGGGCATGCTTAATCGCGCGTGGGATAGCTCCGGAATCGCATTTGACGTTGAGTTTTGGCAAGAAGTGAAGCGTGTGCTCAAACCGGGTGCTCACTTGGTAGCTTTTGGTGGAGACCGGACCCACCACAGAATGATAGTCGCCATCGAAGAAGCTGGATTCGAAATCAGATCAACTTTGATTTGGATCATGGCGGGGGGATTCCCCAAATCTCATGACGTCAGCAAAGCAATTGACAAATTGAAAAAGGAAGACCGGGAAGTTGTCGGCACAAAGCAAATCGGAGACTCCAGCCGATCGGAAGGAAAAGATTGGAATAAGCAGAGCGGTTTTTCAAATGGAGAAGTCAATGTCACCGCTCCATCAAGTAAAGAGGCGAAAAAGTGGGAAGGATGGGGCACCGGACTGAAGCCTGGATACGAGCCGATTTGTCTTGCCCGCAAGCCGCTTTCCGAAGACACAATCGCCGAAAACGTTTTGAAGCACTCCACAGGGGCAATCAACATCGACAGTTGCCGAATCGGCACGAATGAAGATGTAAGTTGCACTGGTAGTGGATTCAGCGAAGGAAAATTCATGGGAAACCAGGGAAGAGGAGAAAGCACAATGGACGGGGAAAATTGGGAAATGTCAAGCGAAGGGCGCTGGCCGAGCAATCTTCTTCTTGGAGAAAACGCAGGAGAGCTTTTGGACAAGCAAAGTGGAACGCTTCACTCTCGGGGAAACGTCAACCAGTCCACGTCTGGAGGTGGAAGCGGAAACACGGTCAATCCCGGCCCGAAACACAAATCTGATCATCACAAGCGAGAATTGCTTCAAAAAGATGGCGGGGCTTCCCGCTTTTTTTATTGCCCGAAGGCTCACCAGGGCGAGCGGAACATCGGTTGTGAAAACAACGATCATCCGACGGTCAAGCCGGTTGAGCTTATGGCTTACCTCGTGAGGCTCACAACGCCTCCAGGGGGAAAAGTCATTGACCCGTTTGGAGGATCGGGAACAACAGGCATTGCTTCGGTATTGGAACAAAAGAAGTTCACGCTCATAGAAAAAGAGGAAAATCACGCAAGCCTTGCTGAAAAGCGAATTGAGTACACTAGAGAAAACGTTGTGGAAGTCCGGAAGCAAATATTCGAGGATCCTTCAAACAAGCTCACCGAAGAAAGCGAGGTGACGCATGACTTCTGGTGATAAAATTTTCACAAGCTGGGAAGCAAAATATATTTCAGAGAGAAAATTTCCAAACTTGAACATCATCGATCTTGAAGGCGGAGGAAGCGAATCCAAAATCGAAGCAATAAAAGAAATCGACGTTCACGACGAATCAACTTTTGTATGAGCAATAAATTTTTCGGCAAACAAAAAGAGGAAGATGAAATCAAAAACAGGGTGAGTCATAGCCAATTCAAGCAGTTCCGAGAATGTAATGCCAAGTGGGCCTATGATTATAAGCAAGGACTTAATCCGCCGGATGAAAGCATTTATTTAATCTTTGGTGTTGCTCTTCACGAAGCTTTGCAGCTCTACCTTCAAAGGATGTACAAGAGAACTGTCAAAGAGGCAAACAATCTTGACTTGAAGGGCAAGTTCACATCACTTCTGAAAAAAGAATACGATAAAAGAAAAGAAGCTTTTGAAAACGAACATCCAGACCGAGAGTTTCCGGTGAGTAAAAAAGAAATGGTTGAATTCGCCGAAGACGGGAAGGCAATCATTGAGCACTTCAAGCGAAACCGATCTGAGCACTTCAACAAAAAAGAAACATCTCTTGTCGGCATTGAAGAAAAAATCGAGCAAAAGGTCCAGAAAGGTGTCGCCTGGGTTGGGTACCTTGACGTCGTGATTCGAAATCGAAAATCAGGCAAATACAAAATCATCGATCTCAAAACGTCAACAGACGGGTGGGACAAGTGGAAAAAGCGGGAGAAAAAGCGCACCGATCAGCTTGTGGCGTATAAAACGTTCTACGCAAAGCAGCTTGGAATCGATCCGAACCAAATTGAGATCGAATATCTCATCATGAAACGAGAGATTGGCGACTATGAATCCCGTTTTCAGACTTTCGTGCCATCCAGCAACAAGCAAGAAAGAGAGAGGGTTCAAGCAAAGATTCAAGAGTTTCTTGATGAGTGCTTCACCGAAGATGGGGAGTATCGAGAGAAAGAGCATGAAGCTGATGAAGGACGTTATAAGTGCGCGTTTTGTCCCTTCTCGTTTCAGCACGGCGTGGAAGGATATAATGTCTGTCAGGAGCATCCGAGATACTTGGATTATAACGAAAATATGGCGCCTTATGTTGACGACAAGCTAGTAGGACCGAACCCTGACCAAAAATGAATGGTCTGCTTTCAAATCACGAGGCTTTTTATATCAGAAATAACTCTGTCGTTCGAAACAAGCCGTCTACGTTCAATTCCATCAAAGTCTTCTCTGGAAATCTACACTACGTTTATACAGTTTGCGCGATCGATGAAAGAGAAAATTTGACAATCGGAATCATGTCGAAGGCAACCAAAGATTCGAACATGTGGGAAGCGAAAGGCAATAGCAGAATTTTCGACAGTAGTCAAAATTCCGCTCTAATGTTTCACAAGGCATTCAAGAAATAAAAGAATCACCTGCTAGCTTGTGCCGTGTAACCTTGTCCATTGCCCGATGAACCGTCCTCTGCTACCACGTTATGTCGTCTTATACCCGCATCACCGAAACGGAGATGGACGAAATCCTTCTTGGAAATGGGTTCGATGTCATCGATATTCCCGAAACCCGTGAAAAGGTGTACCAATTCGAGTTCAATACAAGAACCGGAGAGAGGCTAGCCCTTCGCATTTATTCTTCAATCGACCTTCGCACAGGCGATAGCCGTGGATGTGGCAACGACGCAATTCGAATCGTGGTGATGTGGTGGGACGCGGGTGAGTGGGCGCCGATCGGCTCCACAAAGAGAGTCAACCGCATTGGGACGTGGAAGAAGAATTTGGAAAACCGCCTCAACGGATGGCGTGTGATGCTCGAAGGAAAATGCGCAGATTGCGGCGCCCCGCTTCGGAAACGGCGTGGAGAGTACGGCGAGTTCCTTGGCTGCGCCCGGTATCCCGAGTGCGATTACACACAGTCTTCGTGAAACAATAGTCGGCTTGCGGCAGTTCAAGTAATCACATTATCTAAAGAACTCAAATCAAACAAAGCCATGGACTTCACATCAGCAAACCCGAATTTTACTTTTCCAGAAGATTTAAAGTCAGGTCAAAGAGTCGCAATCATCTCAACTCCCGCAGGATCCGACACGGAGTTTTATTCGATCAGCGACGATCTGATGGAGCAAGACGTGCGAACAAAGATCAGCGACAGAGACCGGCGCCTCGTCGCAATCGTCAACGTCGAATAACAATCCGAAATCAAAAAAATAAGTCTCATGAGCATGATCAAAAGAACGATTGCGCTTCAACTTGCCTACCAGCGGCGTCTTGGACAGCTTGAAAAAGAGCCGATCAGTCCTCTTGAGGAGGAAGTGATGAACAAAGAGGAGGAAGCTCGCAGGTGGGCAGAGCAAAACTACAGAGAAAGAGAATTCATTTCCGAAGCTCAAAAAATCATTGAACTCCTCTAGATTCCATGTCTCGATACGCCAAAAGCATCGGTGAAGACACGATCATCGAATACGGTTTCGATCCAGTTCCGACTCTGGGATATTTTTATTCAATTGAACGAATGAAGCAAACTCCGGAAGGAAGGCTCGCCGAAGTCATCGACGCAGGGGATACCCGGCAGGCGATGATTACTCACGAGAACGAAACCCGGATGAACCGAAGCGAAATCCTGGAAGTGCTTCGCGAGTGCGGGGTGGAAGGAGAGCACGTCGAAAAGATGGCGCTGGACCAGCCGTTTTGAATTTCGAAATCAGCCATACTTAAAAATGATTGATTGGCTCATTCGAAAAATTTTTGGGCTTCAACAAAAGCCTGAGTCTTACAGTTACCATGAAGTGAAGATCCCAATCAAAAGTCCGAAAGCTTTCGTCGGCAGGCAAGATGAGTTTTGGTATGAAACCGGGGTTCGGTACAACGAAGATGAAATTCAAATTTTTAAAGGGCGGCCGAAAAACGTAGGTTGGAAAACCGTCGAGTCAGAGCAGCTCAAATCAGTTATAAGAAAACAAATCGACAATGATTGAGGTCACACGCACATCCACAACGACGCTTCGAAAAGTCGATCCGGCGCAATTCCTCTCTTTTCGGTACCGAAATACCAGCGGAGAAGACGAAGGCAAGCATTCCGAGAGACACGTTTTGGCTCTTGGATACAAGCGAGACGAAAGGCTTCTTCACGGGCTTGACCTTGAAAAATTTTCTGACCAAAATCTCATCGCCGTTGGTAGGGAACTAGCCGAGATGAGCCAAGACCGAGAGAGCTTTGAAGAGACGTTTGCGGAGGAAGGCCAAGTGCTTTTGGAGAACGTCTTTGAGTCAGAAGTAGAGAGTTGGTACGACACCGAATATTCAGCTGATCAGTTTGAAGAGAATCCATACCGCACCTTCCGAAAAGACGGAATTCGAAACCTCAGACGAGCTGAAGTTACAATCACCACATAATGCATAATAATCCTTACGAAACCTTGGGCGTCGATCAAGACGCTGATGACGACGACGTAAAAAAAGCATATCGAAATCTCGCCAAAGAGCACCATCCAGATCAAGGGGGGGACGAAGAGAAGTTCAAAGAGATTCAGGAAGCCTACGAGCAAATCACATCTGATGATGGGGGCGGCTTAGGGGCAGAAGCCTTCGACGGACAAAGCCCATTTGCCGGGGTTGGGGCGACACAAGGATTTGATTTCGGAGGAAAAGACAAAGGAGTCGAAGACTTCGTCCGGGATTTTCACGAATTTGCAAGCAGAGGTGGATTTGATCGTAAAGGGTTTCAAGGAAGCCCATTTGGGGGAAGTAGAGTCCACCAACAGATTGTATATGAATTGCCGATAAGTTTTCAAACGGCGGTTTTCGGGAGCAAAGTCGAAGTCCAAATTCCCGATCAAGAAAAACAAGAAATCGAAATCCCACCTGGAGTTCAAAATGGTACAAAGCTTAATTATGGCGGAGACTTGACTGTGAAGTTCGCAGTCTCAGAAAACAACACAGAGTTTTGGCGGCAAAACAAAAATGACCTCTGGACAATGAAACAGATCTCTGCGTTTCAAGCTATGACAGGAGAAAGTCTTGAAGTCAAGACGCTCGGCGGCGAAAAAGTCCGATTGAAACTTGAACCCGGCACGTCTCCAGGACAAACGTACCGCCTTGAGTCTTTTGGCGGGCCGCCCACCTTCGACGGACAGCCGCAAGGAGATATGTTCGTGGAAATTAGCGTTGACATTCCCTCTATCACGGGTGAAGAAAAACTTGAATTGCTTGACCAGCTTCGATGACCATTCAAGAAAAAGCGGCGAGCAATCCAGAAACATTTGCCATCCACGAACTGAGGTATATCTTTGGAAATACCAAAACTAAAGTTCGGACGCTTGAACTCCAAATTGAACTTGAGTACAGAAAGCTGCCGTCATGAATGAAGAAACTCGCGGGAAAGTGGTAAGCAACCCCAGGGCGCTCGCCGTTCATGAAGTTCGGTATATCTTCGAGAACACCGAAAGCAAAGTCCGGACGCTTGAACTCCAACTAAACATAAAAAACGATGAACGTTTCAGTCGGAGAAGCGTTTCAGCCATATGAGATTCAATACATGGTCCACAATTTGGGAAAGCGAAATTCTGTGGTCAAACTTTTGAAACAGGCTAGAATGGAAGTGGTTGAAGAGCTCCGATGACAATCAAAGAAAAAATG